AAGCAGAACAGCGGCTACTAGATAAAATAGTACCGTTGTGGTTTTTTAATAATAGTAAGAATCAGGGCTTCACATTAGAAATGGAAGAGTGTGTAACATTGTACCAAGAACAAGCTAAGGTACTAAACTTTCATTCACCTCTTATTACCCACAACACTGGTTTACTAGATACTTGTGCCTTTACTTTTAAAATCAATCTAGGAAGACCAAAGCTTAAAGGTAGTAGAGCGTATGTTTTACCAAGTATGTCGTTGTTGTTTCATAATAATGATACAGAACCATACATAGTAACAAACGTTAGAGAGGAAATGGGACCTGAGAAATATGCTAAGTTTATAACTATTGCTGAGAAAATGACTCTCTTTTATAATAGACAGTCAGAACCTTGGAACAAACATAAGGTTATAAATGGTGACATATCAGTACACCCACACGTAAGCGGAGATAATAAACCTTGTATGGGATATTTTAGTCAAGCGTTTGCAGAGACAATATCAACTAACAATCTAAGTGCACTATGTAGTATAGCATTTACTTTTTGTTGTAATTGGACTAGGAATGACGCATACTGGGATATTAATCATAGCTGGAATCAATGGCATAATTATGTAACTCAAGATAGTTTTAGAGACTTTCTAATGACTAGACACATTATGGATGAGATAGGAAAGATAAATAACACATCTGACTACAGAAGATGGCGTGATGATACATTAATAACTGATGTTTTCCAGCAGCTTAAAGCTAAAGGATTTACATCTCTGTCATTATATGTATATGGTAGAGTTCACGAGCTTCTAAAACAATCAACAAGAGACACGATTGATGGAAAACTAAAAACAATGATAGACACACTAGCACACTTTCCTAAAGATAAACTGGAGAGAGTAACATCTAGTATGCCTATGATGCGTGTATTAAATACAGGACCCATTATGGACTGGTCGATTGTTAATAATGATGAAGATGCTACAAGCTCATTGACTGATGATAAACTGAGACTGGATACCTACGAAGGTAATGCTAGAATAGGTGCTTCAGTATCAAACTTCCGAAGAAGGATGAGAGATGTACTAAGAAATCCTAGTAGAGGAAGAGAAACACCAACAGCTAGAAACATACGTCGTGTTAAGAATATGATACAACGTAGTGAAGGCTTTCAAGCAATTACAGAGGGTTTAGATGATACATATGTATTTGAAAGAATCGTTGAGTCGCTTGGAGGTGCACAGTCAATAAATGTACTAAATCATTCATCGTGCTGGTTATATGCAATAAGGAGTTTTGCAAATTTCTTAAATGCAACTAACAAAACATTGATAGAGCCATTGGTACAGTACACATTTGATGAAACGTATGGTGTGAAAGATACCATAAACATAACAAATGGTCTGGATACAATGTATCAAACAATGAACGATGAAGACGGGTCGAGAGATTCGTATCTTAGTACTAAATATCAATTAGGTCATAAGTTGTACTTTATGATAGAGTCGTTATATCCTTATATATCTGAAGATAGCATAAGAATAAAATGGATTCATTTCTTAAATGCAAGAGCTAAGGGATACATTTCAACACAGTTAAGATTAGAAACAAGAGGGTTAGACAATGAAAAATCAAACAACGTCCACAGATGTGGTGACGGAAATGGAATACAGACTTTTAATGCCACCAGCAGTAATGAAGAAAGTCAATTATCTATTGCGTCGTTTTAAAAATGTAGAATGGTCAGGACCTGCGTGGTATAGGGTACTCAAGAAAGATGGAGATGGATTTCCAACTAAAGTAAGACTTGAGCACTTCATACCTATTCATCTAGGTGATGGCACTTCTACAGAGTTAGATGGTGAAGAGCTGGGTAAGGTACTTCCAAAAGTGTACAAAAAGAAACCTGAATTAGGCAAATGTTTTATGGGCTTAATACATAGTCACCATACAATGGGTGCTTTCTTTAGTGGTACAGATAAAGAAGCTATCTATCAGGAATCAAGTAAAGAAGGCTTGTATTTCTCAACAGTAGTAGCCAGTGAAAAAGATAAAGTCGTAACAGCAGTAGGCTATAAAGACCAATACGGGTTTCCTCAAATGAGAGAAGGCGAAGTAAGCAATCTACTTAAAGAGAAATCAGAACCTGAATGGCGTTACGAAGCAGATAAGATAGAGAAGAAAAGGAAAGAAGAAAAGAAAACAACTTGGGGTGGTCACGGAATGGGTTACAACCTAAACAGTTACTACGACAGGTATAACCAAGCAACTATGTTTGGAGGACACGAACCAAAAGAACCTGAAACTAAGATAGCGGCAGTAGAAGAGGACACAGTTAAAATTATAGGAGCTGGTGTAGAAGTGTCTAAGGAGCAGGATAAGGTAGATGAACAAATAGCTGAACAGTATAACAAATTAGAATCTAATGAAATAACAGAAGATGAATTTGTTAAAAGCGTAAGGGACATCGACCCAACAGTAGAGCCACATTGGTATATAGACCAAGGCTGGATTAAATAAAAACACGGGGGCTGTGAAGCCAATAGTAATAAAACCGACTATGTGCGTCCTACGATGCGTAGGTGAAAGCCGGACCAGCCCCCATAACTAGGAGACTAATATGTCACTAACAATACCACAGAAAAAGTACCTTGTAACAAGGATAGATGAAGTAGCTAATCAAAAAGCTGAAGAGTTAAAAAACCCAGAAGCTGTAAAAAACAGAGAAGTATGTCAGGAAGGAATAAAAGCAGGTAAAGTAGAGCTTAGAACCAGAAAAGACATAGAGAAAATAGTAGAAATGACGCTAATGGGTGAAACAGGATATGGCGGCTGGGACAATACTAACATAGGTTCTATAAATCTATCTGACTTATTAATAGGTTGGGAAGACTATTTAAAAGAACATAAGCTAAGTAGTGCAAAAGTAAATAGTATAATAATAGAAAGACGCAATGCTATTTACAAAGAAGCTACCAAGATTAAGGACCAAGCTATGTTTGGTACTGAACAGGAAGCTTACGCTATGTTAGATAAGTTTATGGAGTTAGAGGTATGATACTTATAGACTTATGGGAATGGAGTATTAATTTATTTTTAATCTCAGTTAGCTGTGTGCTAATAGGAGTAGGATTTTTTATCTTTCTCTTAATGGCAAACTTCCTAACAAACTGGTTGAAAGGAGAATACAAATGAGCCAGAGATTCTTAAGAAATAAAGACCTGATTAATCAAGATACACTAACAGATATATGTATTGTTGGTGCTGGTGGTATCGGGTCTTTTGTAATACAAGCTCTTACTATAATGGGCTGGGATGATATAATAGTGTGGGACGATGATACAGTCGCTGAACACAATCTAAGTAGTACAGCATACCCAGCAAATATGGTAGGACGCAGTAAAATAGATGCCGCAGGAACATTGCATAGTCTTTACTCAGATAACAAACAAACTATAACAGGTTATCAACGTAAATGGCTACCATTTGAGAATGCACATCCAAGAACTATTGTATGCACAGACGATATGGAATCAAGAAAGAATCTGTTTGATAAGTGGTCTGCACTTGATAACAAGGATTTCTTTATTGACGGACGTATGGGTGCCACTACAGTAGAATTATGTACACAAACCAGTAGAACACCTGAACATACTTATATGGACGAGTGGATTCCTACTGATAGTGTACCAAAACCCCCGTGTTCAATGAAACATACTGTATTTGCGGCTCAGTTCATAGCGGCACAAATAGTATCTCAAGTGTATAATATTGTTGGTAATTTAAGTTATTATGACTATATTAATACCTGCTTGAGTCCTCATTTAGTAACATATGGGAACCAAATAATACCAAGAATAAATACGGAGGAATATACGTATGATAGAAGTACGCAAAGTTAGTACTGATTGGGGGAAAGGTATGCCCTCAGGTTTGACTTATTTTTTCATAGGTCAACCAAAAACTGGTAAAACAACAGCTTGTGCCAGTTGGAGTGAAACAGGTTCAGATGGTGTCTTAGTACTTGACACTGATTTAGGTGCAGAATTTGTAGATAATGCAAATGTTGTAACTATAGCGAGTCTTAACGCTCCTAGTCGTCCAGTTTTAAAAGACGGCAAACAAGTAACGAAAAGTGGAACACCTCAAATAGAGATAGTTCCACCAACAGAGCGTGGGTTTGTCTACAGAAGTGGACAAGATAAGGGAAAACCTATGCCAGTCTATTCTTTAATCGAAGCATATCAATGGCTAGAGAAAGAATGGGACAAATTACCTTACGACACAGTAGTAATCGACACACTTGGACAAGTAAACGAGTGGGTAGAAGAAACTGTATTGCAGGAACTTGGAATAACTGCAATGGGTGAAGGTCAATGGGGTGCCGACTGGGGTAAAGCCAGAAGGAAGAACGTTGACATCATCAAAAGGTTCCAAAATCTTATCAAGAAAGTAGGTGGTAATCTGATACTAGTGTCACATTCAAAGACTACAACAGTCACGGATGGAAAAGCACAATTAAGTCCAGAACTACCTAGAGGACTAGGTTATAGCTTAGCGGCTAAAGCTGATGTTATAGGATACTCAACAGCAAATAAAGACGATGGTAAGTATTATGTTTCATTTGAAGCATACGACGAGCGTGTAGTAGGCAGTAGATTAAAGCCACTCAGCCAGAAAGTGCTACCATTTGATTATGAGAGTATTGTTAATGAAATAGTAAAATACAAGGAGAAAAGCGAATGAGCAATGCACCATTCAGACCAAGTGACATAGATAGTGGAAGTGAAGGAGGAAGTAGTTACCTCGGCTTTCAAGCTTGTGCAATTACAGAACTAGAAGACCAAACAGAGCAATTTGATTGGGCTGACTTATTCTTAAGAGTACAGTTAGATATAGAAGGTTCACAATATCCAGTTGATATGAAAATCTTGGGTTCCTATGATAGAGAAGCAGATGGTAACATCAAAACCTGTTCTTTATTAAAAAAATGGTATCGGTTCGCTGATACTGTAGGGTTCAACGGAGGTCCAGATGTAAAGGGTGATATGGTAGATGAAAGTGGTAAAGCAATAGATTTGCTTGAGTCACTAGAAGAACATATCAAACCACATCCTATTGACCCTAAGAGGGAATACTATTGTTATGTATATAAGGAGCCTTCAAAGAAGGACCCTACTACTTCATATACTACAGTATATCCTCGCATTACCACTAATACAGAGAAAGGAAGA